GTAGTAGTGGAAATGTGTTATCAACTGGGTGTTAAAGGATTCTCAAAATTTAGAAAGACAATAGCTCTATTGAATAGCGGAGATTATATAATGGCTAGTGAAGAAATGTTAGATTCAAAATGGGCTGTACAAACACCCAATAGGGCAATTGAAATGAGCAAAAAGGTAAGAGATGCCTAAGCAGCAATATCAGATTAAAGACTTCTCTGGCGGGCTTAATAACTTACAAGACCCAAGAGACATAATGGACAATCAGGCTTCAAAAATAGAAAACCTGACGCTTAGTGCCCAAGGCATGATCACTCCAGCGGTTCTTTTTACAAATTCAATTTCAGAACCGACAACAAACACGAACATTGCAGATGTTCAGGCTGGGTATGGTTTAGGATACTTTGAGACCGATAGAGCAATGAATGATAATAGCCGAGGATTTTCTTGTCCTACAACTGCAGCTGGGCTGACCTATGGATTTGGGGCGGCGGATAGTTCCGATAAGCATCACTTAATATGCATCAATGACGGATCTTTTAAAAACAACCCGTCTGATGGCTCTAACGGCAGCTCTGGCGATTCTGTTGAATTATCATCATGGTTCCCAGATGGAAGCATTATTCGTATATATAATCTCGATAAGGTCAATGGAGGGGGATCAAGTAGTCTTGGGGCTGTGGGAATATTCAAAGTTGTTGGGCATAACGGAACAACTGAAATTAGGCTAGACAAGTCAATGGATTCGTCCCTAACTCCTTACTGGGGAGCGTCTATTCAAGGTGTTAGGTATAGTGGAGTCGCAATCACACTCCTCGCCAAGCCTTCGGATCAAAATATAGACATATATTCAGAAGAATCATCCGCTTGGTCTACAAATAAGATTAGTCTGTCTAGTTATACCGATTCCAATACGCCTTCATCTGTAAAATACTATAAACATGAGGATTCGATAAGATGCTGTGATACCAATCTAGATTCTCAAACAAAAATAAAATGGTTTGGTTTTATATCAAGAGTTCATTTCGCAGATTCTGGGATACCACTGCCCCATCTAGGCTTTTTTTCAAAAGACAATGATCTTGCCATCCCAACGAATGGTGACGTCACAAATGGTGCAACTACCTATCCTACCGCTGGCAATGGATTTGATATAAGAATAGACGCTGGAACAGAAGACTCAACCATTGAGGGGAAAATATATGAAATAGGTGAGTCTTTTATATATGATGGAAATCAGGAGTCTCTCTTAAGAACTATGTCTGGTACATACGACCACAGCTCTAATGATTTAAAAAGCGTTACAATGAGGGTCACAGCAGCTGCAACTCTTGGTAGTGGGTTCAATGAACGAGTGTCTGGTGGTAGAATATACATTAAAGAACAAAATTCTGACGATGAGTGGACGTTGCTTGTTGATATTGATCTAAGTAAGGGAATCAGAACAAATCTCTCAGATGATTATTCTAAGTGGGAAAATAATGCAAGTGGATATATATGCCCCGCATCTGCAACTGGATCTCTTGAAATCCTTAATCTTAGTTTAGTTAATTATGAAATAATCAATGGATTCCCATCTAGTATATTTTCAAATGATTTGGGACATCTGAATGAGAAGTGGCAGGATGCTGTCATCTCAAACAATAGAGTATTTATATGCAACGTACAGTCTGCTAATGAAACAACTGGTACAGATAAATCAGATGCATCTAATAAGAACTATCCAGATAAAATTATGTATTCTATGCTTAACAGATATGACACCTTCCCCTCTTACAACTACATAGAAGTAGCCAAGGGAGACCCTGATAAGTACATTGCAATAGACTCTTACGCAGACAGGCTGCTCGTATTTAAGACTTTTAGCATGGACATAATAAATATTTCAAGCCCAGATGACGCTAATTGGTTCCTAGAGGACACAAAACAATATATGGGAGTACTACATCCAGAAGCGGTTAAAAGAACGCAATATGGCCTTATATGGGCCAATGCCTATGGTCTTTATTTATACAATGGACAAAGTGTTCAAGACTTAACAGAAAACAAAATAGATCCCAATACATGGAAAGAAAATTTTAGCGGATCGGACATTGGTGTTGTTTACGATGAGTTAAATGCCCAGGTATTTGTAATAGACTCTCTTAGCAATAACTCTACAGCATATATGTGTGACCTTAAGAAGGGAATCTTTACAACTCTTAGTAATCTATTTAGTGCGGATTCTCCAATAACAAACTTTGTAGATACTGAAAGCAATAACACGCTATACGGGCAAGATGGTGGATCAACCACGACCTTCGGCCAATTCCATAGATCTTTTCAGAGTACAACTGGAATGGAATGGAAATCTAAAGAATTTGATTTCGGCGATCCTTCTAGATTAAAAAAATTTTATAAGATATATATGACCTATAAGTCAAGTAATAATATATCTAGTGAGGTTTATTACTCAACAAATAGCGGCTCTACTTGGACAGCATTTAACTCAGGTACGTCGTCAACGAGTACAACCGATTGGATAGAAGGTTCTTGGTCTATAACGTCTCCAGTAACTACCGCAACTATTATGATAAAAGTAGATCCCTCTGTATCTGGGAAGTTGTGGATAAATGACATAACGCTTGAATACAGAACACTCCACAAAAGACATGGATAGAGTTGAGAGAATTATAATGAACTCTAAACAGAGTAAAATTCGCTCTGTAAGAGCTCGTCCATCAACGCAATCTATGCGTGAAGGCGAAGAGGCAATTTATCTAGAAAAAAATAAACCTCTCGCCAAATACCGTAAAGAAAAAGGTATTCTATGGCATAGTTATATGTCAAGAGATGGTAACGAGTATGTGGACAGAAACCTTATAGTTAATAAAGATATAAGAGGAGTCTTAAAAGCTAAGAAAGTTATTTTTGACAAAGGCAGTGAACTGACTATTTCCTCTGGAAGCATATCGGTAACTAGGTCTTGGCATACTGTTAATACCGAAGGCGGAGGGTCTTCAGATAATCTTGATAATATCAGCGGAGGCGAAAAGGGAATGCTGTTGATATTAACAGCTGCCGACTCTACGAATACAGTTACAGTTAGAAATGACGAAGGCAGTAGTACTACAAATATTTTAATTGGATCCAGTTTTTCATTAGATGATGACGACGATACAATAGTGTTGTTTCATAATGGGAATAACTGGACAGGAATTTCGGCGCTAAATAATGAATAGGAGCATATTATGGCAGTGGATTTAGGTGCATTACTTTTAGAAGGTCAGCTTGAGATGAAGGCTGATGATGCAGAGGAAAAAAGAAGAGCAGAAGAAGCTAGGAGAAAAAAAGCTGGCGCTTGGGGCGGTATAGGTTCTCTCCTTGGAGGAGGCGCAGGGTTATTAGGTGCTATGGCTCTTGGCCTAAACCCCGTAGGCTGGGGACTTGCGGGCATAGGCGCCCTTGCGGGCATGGGAAGCGCTGCTGGCAGTGGAATAGCCACTAACATGGCTGGCGGTATGCAGGATCAAGCAACAAGCCTCGGTACCTATGAAGACATTTTAACAGGCGGACAAAGAGAGTATTCGAAACGAGAACAAAAAGATTGGAGACAAAATATCAGCGATTGGTCAGATGATCTAAATACAAGAATAATAACTAAGGCTGTTAATACTGGCATTAAAGCCGCAGCCTTTGCTGGATTTAATCCTGAAACGTATTCTGGCGCACAAAGCTATCTGGGTGGCGGCCCCAATGCAGCTCAAATATCGGCAGCAGACGCGGGGCAACAAGCACTAGTAGATTCCACTATGCCAATGGAATACAATCGAAATGTAGCTGGTTTTAGTGGCGGAGATACAGTCAGCCCTGTACCAGCAAACATTGCACAATCGACAAACATTCCACCAGTAGGGCCAACTGCTGGAAATGCTTATGGAACAAATGTTTCACTATCAATGAGAAGTCTTTTTCCAGATTCTCTAGTGGGATTAACTGAGGGAATTGGTGGTATGAGTAAGGCTCAAGTGTTAAGCGGTGCGGTTGATTATATTAACCCAACAAACGAAGATAATTCGATGGAATCGATAATTAAAAATCGACCTCTTTTCTATAGTAGTTCTCAGTAACCTCTAGGTATATAAACGGAATAGGAATAATTAATGGCATATGGCAATCGAGGTAATCTTAATATGGGACTTTGGACTAAAGATCCAGATCCTTCTGGACCTGTTGGCGGCCTTGGAGGGTGGGGGGGGTTCGGTGGCGGAGGCCCTGGTACTGGCGGAAGCCCAAGCAGATATGGTGGCATTGGAGGTCCACAGGGAGGTGGATCAACTGGGATCACTAGCGGGACTGGTGGGCCTCCTGCGGACAACGACGGTGGAAATAATCCAAGCCCATACGGAGGGACTAATTATTTTGGTTACTTTAATGACTTTACAAATCCTAGCGGTTATAATCCGCTAGAGCTTTTAAATCAAATGGGAGGGCCAGAATTCCCAGGAATATCAGATGATATGGCAAAGTTTCTTCCAGACACTAGTACACTACAGCTCGCATATAATAGAATGGGAGAAAATGTAGCGGATACAAGAACATCGTTTGGACAAAGTCTAGACAATTCACGCACCACTGGATCTCAAAATTTATTAGCAATGACCAATAACCTTGGACTTGCATCTACTGGCACTGGATTTGGTGCAAAGCAAAATAGATTATCATCTACATTGGGATCGCAGAAGGATATATATCAAAATCAAATGGCATCTAATTTGACTGGATTCAGAACAGATATAAGAGGTATAGCTAGGGGATATCAAGATAGTATGCAAGACTATAAAGAATCTGTAATGGGTAGAATTATGAAGATGCTTCAGGGTCAATTGATAAGTGCTGATGATCTGAAATTAAGTGAGGAATAATAAAATGGGATATGATCCAAGTTTACTAATGTATGACGTAGCTGGGCAGCTTGAAGACACACTGCTCAACTACGTAATGGCTAACAGGCAGATGCAGTTTAAAGAACAAAAGTTTAATCGTGAACAGTCTCAAATAGACAGGCAGATGCAGTTTAAAGAACAAATGTTTAATCGTGAACAGTCTCAAATAGAAAGAGAATTTGACGAATTGCAGAATCTTAGAGAAGCTGCTGAAAGGCGTGTTGCTGATGATTCCTCAAGAGAGAAAATATATAGAAAAGAAGTTAATAGACTTCTGGTGGATCGGGAAAAAATGAAACAAAATGTTACGGCAAAAGAGAAGCGAGCGAATTTAATTAAGAATGAAAAACGCGGACCTCTTGAATGGTACGCCGAAGAAGTTGCCCCCTGGCTTAACCCCTTACAGGAATTTGGACTACGGGCAGAAACTAGGGAAGAAAAAGCCGATAGGTGGTCTGGATCAACCCCCGAAGAAATCAATCCACTGGATTATCCAGAAATGATCATAAACTCGCCCGTTGGTCAGAGATCTAATAGTTTTGAAGATATACTGAGGAATAATCCCACCAATCAAGAAACGCTAATGAATCTAATTAATCAATAACGGAAAGTGACATGGATCTAAGACAATTATTACATATAATACAGCAATACAATGATGACCCAAGAAAATTCAGTGATAAAGAAGCTGAAGTTATCGCTACCCTAGCTAGAGAGCTAGATAGCTATTTTAAAAGAGAAAGCAAGCCAATAGGCAAGGGATTACACAGTCTTGGTGAACAGGTAACATTGGGATATCTACCAGATGACTGGCGCCCAGTATCTAGAGGTGAATCCGTATTTGGTGAAACTGGATTAGATAAATTTGGAAGTGGTGTTGGAAGTCTTCTCGGCTTTGCTGTAGGAGGATATGGCCTTGCTAAAGGTGCTGGCGCTCTAGGACGTGGATCTAAGTCTGCTATATCTAATTTAAGATCTAGATTTGGGCGTCGTGGTGGTGGCGGAAGCCCAAGCGCTCCAGCTCAAAGTTTGCTACGAGCAAGAAACATATAAAATCATGGCTTCCCATTATGAGGCTCTGAAAGTTCAGAACCTCATCAATACGTATCGAGCCAACCCCGATATGTTTGATGATGATCAACTGGATTATCTCGAACAACTAGCAGAGCAAAGCGAAATTAAATTTAAGCGTATGCAGGGTGAATTCTCACTTCGCAGAAGCTTACAGCAAGCTCAAGCTGGTTTCATTGAAGGCCTTATTACAATAGACCTTATCCCCAAAGAACCTCGCACTACTGGAGAAGCTATATTCAGACAGCTTGGCCACCTCGCGGGGTTTGCCCCTGGTATCCTCAAAGCGCCTGTTGTGGGCATGGCAAAGCTAGCAGCCAAGATAACTGGCAGAGATGTAAAAAAGCAAGGCTATGGACGTATTACGGGTGCTTTTTTAGACCATGTGAATGTACTTGACGCGGTGTCTGTTCCTATGATTGCCTCACGCGGTGTGAAGAATCTTTATACCAAAGGACTTAAAAAGTCTAAGCTTACATCTCTTGACTTCCTAAAACAGGGTGCAAAGACACGTGCCATATCAGAAGAGGCACTTGGCCTTGGTTCAGCTATGGCTGTCAGTAATATATGGAAAGGCGGAGACGTTATAGCTGATAGTTTTGTAGGTGGAATGGTCACGGGTGGTGTTTTTGGCGGTATAGGTAATTTTGTCTCTATGGGTAACCTATACAAAGGTACCCCAGCACAAGTTGATCAAGCTAATAAACTCCTGCGTATGGGCGTAGCAAGCGCCTTTACAGGGCTTCCGTCAACTTTACGTGGTGAACCTACAGAAATGCAGATATATGAGTATCTTTTAGGTGGGTTCTTTGGCTATAACTCTAGGCCAGCAAGGGAGATAGAAGCTGCTAAGTGGTTTACACCATTTAGAGACCCAATGGATATCTTTCGACCTGAAAAAAGTAAAGGCTTTAAAAGTCTTTCTAAATCTGCACAGGATTTTATCATCAATGGGCACCCAGCCCCAGGCACTATGAATTCAGAAGGGCACAATGGATCTGTTGGAACGTCTCTTAGGTGGCTTGAGCAAAACCTTCCAGAACAAAGCTGGAGACGCAATGCTGAGAAAGATATTAAAGATCAGGGTAACGAGCCAAGTGAACAATTAGTGCAGGACTATTATAGAGAACAGGCAGCCTTTTACTATGACGCATTCTTTAAAAAGCCTATAGAATCAGCATCAGTACAAACCGAGGTTAAGGTCAATCACGAACAATTAGATAGAATGGACAGAGTTGAGCGCAAACAATTTAATCTAAAAAGTATAGTACGAAAAATGCGACCCAATATTGATGGCTTTGATAATGATATGCAACTTGGGTCTCGTATTCAAGATATTGCTAATAGGGCAATAGAAAGAGACACGCCAAACGTAGAGTCATTTATAAAAAATATGACATCAGCCTTTGGAGAGAAAATAACTAAAAAACATAGTAAAGAATTACGTGGATATTTCCACCAGAACATGACACCCTTTCAAGAAGTTATCGTGGCAGAGCTTGGAGAAACATCAGCGTCTTTACGTTATCCATCTGGAGAAAAGATTAGTAATAAAACTCTTGGTGAAAGATATCATAGTTTACCCATTAACAACCTTATAGAGGGTGCTGACTTTCAATTCATGACGCATGTAATTAAAGACATAGACGGTAAGCCCACTCCCGTTAAAATTATGGGCCAAGAACTCGTAAAAGGTCAGATTGAACATAACATCAACGATGTAGAGCTAGGACTAATACAGGCAGCTTTGAAGAAGCAGAATAAGTATATCGTAAGTGGAGTAAAGGATAAGGATTTTCTTCTCGTTGCTAATCTTAAAGAAGGCGTTACCCTTGAGAATATTATTAGCGCACTCTCTAAATCTAAAGATTACTCACGCGAAGAAATGGAATCCCTATACAGCAAATCATTGGAGAAAGAATTAGAGATATTCGGAGACACTCCACTGACAAAAGAACTGCATGAAAGAAAGTTTATATCAAATGTCCTTCACCTTACCGAGATGAATGACCTTAATATGAACAACATGC